TTTAACTCTGAAACACAACTGTCATGAACGAAAAGAAACTCGCAGCATACATTGACCTGCACATGAAACAAATAGATGATAACATGGATGTTGAGACATTTGCTAAAGCCGTTGCTATTGTACTCGCCGCCGAATTCGGTCATCACAATTACTACAACTTCACTCAATCCTTAAATGCATACTTGTATGGAAACTAACTTAATGGACTCACTTCAGAAATTTCAGAAGTACCTGAATCGCGAACCATCACCGGAAAGTATTTCGCCAACACCTGACAAACGTGCGCACACCATTACAATCAGCCACGTTGAAATGACACTGGATGAGCTTTACTTCGGTCGCTGGTCAACAAAGAACTTCCAATGGTCGCAGATAGGCAATGAAATCATGGGAAGCATTACACTCGAAGTCATGCACCCAATCACCAATGAAGTCATCACGCGAACCGGGTCCGCTTCCATTGTGATCATGGTGGATAAAGCACCGGACAATCTCACCAGTGTTGAGAGGAATCGATGGGCATTGAATCCGGACAACAAGAAATCAAATGCGCTTGATCTTGCAGCAGGGAAACTGAAAAGCGAATGCGTAAAGAATGCAGCGCAATCACTCGGAAAGATTTTCGGACGTGACTTGAATCGCCAAATTCAGGATGTATATCAGCCGTATAAACTGCAACTGCCTGAAGCTACCATGAAGAAGATTGAGAATGACATCAAACTCGGAGTGGATGAGTTCGAAATCCGCAATGGCATTGAGCAGCTCGGTGATTTGATTACCGAACCACAAAAGCAGCATATATTTACACTCCTAAACCAACGTAACAATGAGTAATTATTTCAATGAACTGATTGAATCAGTCAAGCAAAACACGGCATGGGACACTGCGCGACTCGGTAAATTCACCGGGTCAAGACTCGGAGACCTATTCGTTCAACCCAAAACAAAGGAAGCAAAGGAATCAGGCGAATGGTCAAAGACCGCTGAAACCTACATCCTTTCCAAAGTCATGGAGATTGTAACCGGACAAGCGCAGGATGGAGCAAGTGGCGCAGCGATTGATCATGGCAACGAATGGGAAGAAACCGCACTACTTGAACTTCAGAAGGCAATCGGTTGCCCGGATGAGAAGACAAACCTGCGCCCCGGTTTCAAGTTGTTCAATTCCTATTCCGGTGCCTCACCCGATGCGTTCATGGAACTGAATGGAACAAAAGTCGGTGTTGAGATGAAGTGTCCGTTCAATCCTATTAACCACTACCACCATTCGCAGATTCAAAGCGAAGCAGATTTGAAGCGCATTAATAGCGATTACTATTGGCAAGTCCAAATGAACATGCTGACCTATGGACTGGGTGCTTGGATATTCGCTTCCTTCGACCCACGTCAACCCGAACACCGGAGATTGCACTGGGCAATATGTTATGCAGTTCCTGAAGACATGCAGCTTGCTTGTGACATCATGGAGAAAGCAAAGCACTATCGAGATTCAATACTCAATCAATGGATGTTAAATAATAACCTTAAATAATTAAACCAATGAAAAAAACAAAAGTTCTTCGCGGTGCTTCACAAAGATATTTGAACGCTTTGTGGCATCTATATTCAAAAGCAGAACCCATTCATAACATGAATGATGTGTCTATTCATCACAAGATTAGCAAGACCTTTGGCAAAATTTTGAAGGAAAATAATTATGTGCGCAAACAGAATGGTATTTATGTGTATTTGAAACCCGATGCTCCAACCATTCACGACGCTAAATTCATTCTGAAAAAAGTTAGAGAAAATACCAATTTGCAACTAATGAAATCTTTCTCAAAACCTAAATCTTTACCGCAACCAGTGGTAAAGAAAATTGTAAAGAAAGAGAAAGAACCGAACGTGTGGATGTATCTCGCAGTGATTTCAATGTTTACAACTTTGGTCACTATGGCTTTAATGCTATTGAGATAATTGTATTTTTGTACTGCTCACCCGTATGAAACTTAAAAGTAAATCCCACCATTACCGCATTGCCGACATGTACAATCGTACAACGGGTGAGCCATTGCTGGTAGTGGTGGGTATTTTATATGGCTAAAGACCCAGCGTTTTTATTTTACTATCAAGATTTCCTCGTAGGTACTGATGACTTCAGTAATGAAGAAGTCGGTGCATACATACGCTGCCTATGTCATCAGGCATCAAAAGGAACATTAAGTGAAAAACATATGATTAAGATATGTTCGTCACATGACATTCACAACGCAATCAAAAGCAAGTTCAAATTACAAGACGATGGCAACTTTGCGAACGAAAGATTGCTGGAAGAAGTAAAAAAGCGTGCTGCATATGCGGAGAGTAGGCGCAACAATCGTAAGAAAATCAATACTTCTAAACCAAATATTTCAAATAACATATCTTCATCATATGTTCAACATATGGAAAATGAAAATGAAAATGAAAATGAAAATGAAAATAGAAATGTAATTAAAGTTGAAAGTGGAAAGTTCAAAAAACCTGAACCAATAGATGTTTTGAATTACATGAGTGAACTTAATTTTCAAGCTGGCAACAAGTGGCAACAGTCAAAGGTTGTTCTTGAAGCACAAAAGTTCTACGATTATTACACAAGCAACGGTTGGAAAGTCGGTAGAAATTCCATGAAGGACTGGCAGGCAACCGCACGAAATTGGATGAATAATAATAAACCCACAAAAACAAACGACAATGAGCAACGAGTTAGCGAAATCGAGTACCGCAGGGCTAATGATCCCAACTACTTCAAGTTGTAAGAGTTTAGCCTACATCAAAAAACATGAAGGTGTTGAATCAGTGAGACGCATTCTCACCAATTCAATAGACCAGTTGCAAACCTACTTTAGCTTGGAGCGAATCATGACACCCTACCAAGTGGAAATGACAACCGAGTTAATCGAAGAAACTTTCTACTACTTTAGTCCTGATGATTTCCGCAAGTGCTTTCGCGGTGCAATGTCCGGGAAGTACGGCAAGATATACAACCGACTGGATGGCGCAGTGATCATGGAATGGTTGAGAGCATACGATATCGAAAGAACTGAAATAATTGTACGTGAACAAATGGAAAGGAATAAACAAGAAGCCAAAGAAATCATGAGTACCGAGAGCTTTAATGGTGCAATGAAGAAACTGATTGACGAACTTGCCACTAAAACAAAGCGCAAGGACCCGGAAAGCTATGAGTCGAAGTTGTCACCATTTGAAAAGCAAGTGATAGCAGAATACGACAAGCTGCGTGGGATGAATCGTTTCGCGGTATATGAGGGAAAAGAGATGGACTTTGATACCTACCGCATGATTCGGTATGGTGAAGAAATGAAAAACCAAGGTGAGATATGAAGCAACCCAGCACAATCCTTCAACTGGTCATTGCTGAACTGAAAGTCCGTGAGGAACGTGGATTGAGTAAGTACGGCACGACAGTTGACCGCAAAGACCTAACCACAAAAGAATGGCTGCAACACGCATACGAAGAAGCACTTGACCTTGCGGTTTACCTGAAGAAACTAATTAACGAATCATAACGTTTTGCAGATTGCTGACGTTGCCAATTTGAAAAATAAATATTTAATAATTAAATAAAATTTGATATGGAAATTACACTTAAATACACCGATGAAGCTGGCAATGTTCAGCAATGTGCTGTTAGCGGTTCGTTTCCGTTGATAGAGTTTATTGAAGAAATAGAATATATGATGAAGCTATACGGTAATCAAAGATATACCCAAGCAGAAGCACAAAGGGATAAGTTAGCTGAAAAACTCGATGATATTATGAGGCTCGGAGGCAATGACCGCTAACGTTTTCGGGCTTGGCGAAGTTGAGCGTCAGCCCTGTGCGTTGGAAAAATTGCGCCAAACCCGTGTTATAAGCTGGCTGGATTGTTTAGCACAAATGCCAAATCGAAGCACTAAAGAAAAAATTAAAATAAAAAAAAGCGTGGGAAAATATGTTTAGTTATTACGGAAGCAAATCAAAAATAGTGGACTACTATCCACCACCGAAACACAAAAAAATTATTGAGCCGTTTGCAGGTTCAGCAAGGTATAGTTTAAAATATTGGCAGAATGATGTTTTGCTTGTAGATAAATACCCTGTGATTGTAGATGTTTGGAATTACCTTAAAAATGCAAGTGAGCAAGATATAAAAGGATTGCCAAAACTTAATACAGGGCAAACGATTGATGACTATGATTTGTCAGATATAGAGAGAAAGTTTATGGGCTTTATGGTGCAAGATGGAACAACAGGAATGAGAAGAACTGCAAGTTATTTCGCTGTAAAAAGAATGGATGAAAAGTTTAATTTCATTATTGAAAACTTGCATAAAATAAAGCATTGGGAAATTAGACTTGGTAGCTATGATGAACTTGAAAACGAAGAAGCAACTTGGTTTATTGACCCACCTTATGAATTTGGTGGACATGAATACAAATGCAGTAATAAAAGCATTGACTTTGATAAATTGGCTGAATGGTGCAAAGAACGAAATGGACAAGCGATAGTTTGCGAGAATACAAAAGCAACTTGGCTACCATTTAAACCAATGAAAGAAATGCAAGGAACAATGTTTAAAACAACAGAAGCAATATGGTCAAACTTAAAAACGAATTACGACAATGAACAAATCCTTTTACAATTTTGAAAATTTTGAAGTGCGTGGGCTTTTTTATTTTAATTTTTTCAAACGAAATGTTCAATCGAAGCACGCCTGCCAGCTTGCTTATAACGTTTTGCAGCTAAACGAGGTGGCTGATTATACCTCGAAACTTAATACGAATAACAATGGATGAAAGAGATTACAAAGCTATGAACGAAGAACTGAACCAGCCATCTTCTTTAGGTGCTGTTATAAGCTGGGTGGCGGCTTCGGAAAAATTGCCATCAGTAGAACAAAACGGCAACAAAGTTTTGATTTATAGAATAATGAATGATAGCCAAGAAAGTTTGGCAATTTCTATACACGAAACTTCAATGGTAAAGTATTGCAATGTAGATGAAACTTGGTGGATGGAACTTCCAAAGCCACCTTGCTTATAACTCATCAATAAGCGAAACAAACAAAAAACAAACCAATGAAAAAACAAACGGCAGTTGAATTTCTATTCAAACAAATCTACGGTGACACTGGTCACATCGGCTCATTCACAACCGAAGGCAAAGACGCATACGAAGCATTCCAGCAAGCGATTCAAATGGAGCGCAGTCAAATTAAGGATGCGCAAATGGATATGTTTCACAAATTGAATGACATTCCTTGTGACGCTGCTTATTTGGAAAAACGAGAAGTTGCCGAAACCTTTTGCAAAAAATACTACAACGAAACATACAAAGGAGGTGAGCAATGACACCCGATAAGGTATGATAAGTCATTCACTAACCCGAATAATACCCGATAAGGTATGATTTTCAATTCAGTTTTATACTATAAAAAGTAAAAAAAAGAAACACCATGAAAGCACAACTGATATTCAACCTGCCTGAAGAACAACCAGAGTTCATGCAGGCGATACATGGGAGCGATGCCGTACACGTCCTGAATGAAATCAGCCAGCGTATGCGAAGCATTTACAAGTATGAAAGCCACACCTCGGAAGTTTATGAAGTGGTGGAAAAATTGCGTGAAGAATTGTATCAGCTATGCGCGGAATACAAGATTGACTTACTATAATTGTGGTATGAATTACACGACTGATATAACTGCAAACGTACAAGTCAATTATACATCAATGTCAACTGATGAACTTCTGGAGCGTTGCGAAGCACTCTTTGCATCCGTTGACCAAGTAATAAACGAATTACATTTACTACATGAAGAAATCCGTAAAAGAGTTGCATGACGAAGAATTGAAATGGCAGAATAATGGCGAAGATGTTTCCCTTATTATTCATGATATTCTCGAAAATAGTTATGAAACCGAACGAATCATTGAAGCCATTGAATTGCGCATAAGAAGACTGCAACAATTAAGCGGAAAGTCAGTAGCCATATTGCTAAACCACGTAGATAATAAACTATACATAACGACAAATGAGTAAAACAAAAACCCTTCGCGTGAGTGCAAGAGTAAGCACCAGCGACAAAAAGAAAATTGCATCCCTTGCAAAAAAACAAAAACAAACCGTTGCCGACTTTATCCGTGAGCGCATCCTCACCGAGCCAAAGTCAAGTGTCAAAACTTATCGCAGAGGTTGAAGAATTACTAAAGCATGATATTCCGCAGACAGTGTACAAGCCCGCTCCACATGTGAAAGTGTTGGACGTTGCGCACTGTTTGCGGATTCATTTGGAACATGTAAAAAACAATCATCACTTACCAAGCTGCGAGCCATACATCACAAGATTAATAAACCTAAAGAATTATGTCATACGAACTACAAGACAATAGCGGAAATCTATTTCGCAATAACAAAAAGCAAGATGGAGACAAGCAACCCGACTACCGAGGATCAGCCAAAGTGAACGGAGTGGAAAAAGAAATTGCTGCATGGGTGAAGCAAGGTGCGAAGGGAACATACCTTTCAATAAAGTTTTCAGCACCATATCAAAAACCCGGTGAGCAAAAAAGTCCTGCATTCAGAAAGGAAGATTCAGGAGATTTGCCGTTCTAATATTGTGACAGTTGAAGACCTCATCATCCTGCTTGAAGCATTCCACCCCGACACACCAGTTTATGTTGTGATCAATCAGGAACGCATGAAGCTCTACCAACCGATAGTTGAGGTCGGAACTGCTGAAGATGACAAAGGAAGATTCACCGCATGTTTCCTTAATAGTGAACACATGCCAATTAAAGCATCATTGAATTGAATACACCGCTCGAAAACCTGATTGCCCACTACACAAGTAAGGCAAACAAAAACCGCAAGGCAATAGCTGCCAGCATCTACCAAGACGTAACAAATTACTGTATAGATTTGTTACAAATGGAGCGCGAGTATTTCATCAATGCATATATAGCAGGCGCAGAAGACATGAAAAAAGAATTAACCAAACAACAAGACAATGATACAAGTACAAACCAAACCCCACAAGAGAATTGAATACCATGCAGGCACAATCACAATGTGTGTTGCCGGGAGCGAAAACATTCAATGGGACTTTGAACTTATCCGTTCCATCAACGGAGAACACAAAAACTCGGTAGAATTAAAAACCGAAGCCACCGAAGTTCAGCGCGAAATAATTGTGGGTACAATACTCGCAAATCTGAAGTGCGAACAAATCAAGTGGACGTGAGAAAATGCAAGATTTGTAAAGAGAAATTCAAGCCACGATTCAGCTCGTTACAAGCCACGTGTCTCAACCCGGATTGCATCATTGAATATGCAAAGCAAGTCAATGAGAAAGCGCAGAAATCCGAAATGAAGCGCAGGAAATCCGAACTGATTACCCTTGCAGAATGGAAGAAAAAACTTCAGGCAGTATTCAATAAGTTCATCCGCACACGCGATGCGCACAAACCTTGCAT